GAGCACGACCTTGCCAAGGTCGGGGTCGCGAGTTCGAGTCTCGTTTCCCGCTCCAAATTAGAGACATCGGCAATAGCGGATGTCGGCTGAAAAGCCAGAAGATTTCGGCGCGTTAGCAAAGCGGTTATGTAGCGGATTGCAAATCCGTCTAGTCCGGTTCGACTCCGGAACGCGCCTCCAATTTCTTCCCGAGCCCGGATGGTGGAATCGGTAGACACAAGGGATTTAAAATCCCTCGGCGTTCGCGCTGTGTGGGTTCAAGTCCCACTCCGGGTACCATGGGAAAGAACAGAATAATCAAAGCAATAAGCAGTGTCGTGAAACCACCTACGGGTGGTTTTTTTGTTTTTGTGCTCTATATTCACCATTGTTTCGCCATTCAGCTTCGCCATAAAAAAGAGGGCATTACTGCCCCCCGACGACCGGAACAACTGAAATTCTTCGATTATATCTCGCTGTTTGCGAGGCGTTTTTATGACCTGAAATTTCCTGCTTCTCACTTAACGTACCTTCAAGATCAGAAATTCCTTTGGCTTTTAGATCATGGAAAGTGAACTGGAAATCAAGGTCTGGATATTTTTCAGCAGCAAGTTTTTTAGTCTTCATCCATTGCGCATTAAAAGCATCGCGTGTGTATCGCAGACCTGATGGCTGGTGGATGACAAAAATACTTACCATCCCGCTGTTAAGAGGAATGCTGTCAGCAAGATTAACGGCATCCTCCAGACGTTTTGTCCAGGCCTTGATCTGGCTAACTGCGGTTTTACTCTGCTGAATTAAAATTCCTTCGCTCAATAATTGACTCTTTTTGAGGTCAAGAATGTCTCCCTGGCGGGCGCAACATAGATATGCCAACTCCATTGCAACTTTTACGGGAATAGAAGCAACGCTATAAAGTGCATCATATTCCCTATCGCTAATATAACGGGTCCGAGCCTGCTCTTTAAATTGCTTCACGCCCTGGCAAGGATTCATCTTCACCTTTCCTCGTTCGTATGCCCACCGAAACACCCTGGACATAAATGCTTTCTCGCGGTTTGCCTGAACCCTGCTCTTAACACCTCGTTTATCCATGTATTTTCTGATGTGCTCTGGCTTGATGTTATCCGGCTTCATTTTCCCGAAGACAACATTTACCTTTGAACCGTATTTTCTGTAGTCTTTACGTGTTTCAGTTGCTAACTCGTGGAAATCACCGGAATTAAAGAACTCTTCACAAAGTGCGTTGAAGTTCGTACCAACCTTTAAATCGTTTATGAAGTTTTCGTAAGCTGCCCATACCTGCGATTTTGTTAGCTCAGGATTGCACAACCTGATGGTACGACCATCTGTGGTACGAAACTCATAAGCAGATTTTCCTCGGCGAACGCGGGGAGGCATCCAGTTATCATCAGGGTTTTTGCGAGCTCTAGACATTACATATCCTTAAAGTTTGGTTCTTCTTCCTCTGGATTGCTCACTATCAACTTAATGCCAACCGGGTTTGATACATGATCCCATGTTGTTCCTGGTCTGCCGTCCTTACGTGGGATAAAAAATACTCCATTATCCCTCAGAGCTTTACACTGTAGGGAAGGGCGACGATAACCAGTTAATTGATAGAGGTCATCTGGAGTAAGAAAACGTTGGATTTGTCCGCTCATACATAGTTCTCCACTTAAACCGGCTGCACCCGGTTACTTCATTCTGTAAGCACACGATGAACACCCGTGACGGGTTCCATCGTTGCAATTGCGACATAATGGATATTCTTTCGAACCCTTCCCATTTAGATGATGAACTATCTCTACTGGCACCACCACCGGCATCGGCACACGGATAACCAGCTTTTTGAGCCTGTCGATTTCCCCGGCCAGCTCCAGCAGGCGGGATCGACAATCCTCAGCCTCCTCGCGCCACCATGCCACGTCGGCTTTAAGGCGGCGCAGGCGCCGCTGTTTAAGTTTGCTCACCATGGCAGCCACCCCATGCCCTGAAGTGCGCTGATGACCAGCAGCACAAACATAATCGCGTCGAATGGGTTAGGCATCGATATTCACCTTGATAACGAAGACCTTTACCGGGTCAGGCCCGAAGTGCGGATGTGTTATCACCTTCACTTCGTAACCGTTATACGGGAGGTCAATACGCTTGCTCTGGTCATCACGCTTTGGATAACCACGAGTGATAATCAGTCGGTCAAAGCGACGTGGTAATTGTTGGTTATGGCCATGGGACAGTCTGCGGCACCAGTAAGGGTTTACCAGGCGATACTCTTCAACCTTCTCGCCGCGCTTCATCTGGTCGAAGTATTCACCGTTAACTGCAAGCTGCAGGTTAGCCATCACTTAACCTCCTTGGGTGGTGCATCCATCATGACGCGCTCCATGCGGCGGCCACACGCCAGGCGCACCCGGCGAGCCACCTTCTCAATCGCCATGGCTGGCTTGCCGACTAATTTGCAGAAAATCAGGTTCGGCAGCATTACGGTGATTACGTAGCGGTTGAAGGTCACGGCTTCACCTCCTGCTGCGGTGCTGCTGGATATGCGCTACCAATCTGTCCTGGCTCGTTACTTCCAGCGCAAACATTCCTGTGGTCATTGGCATGAGGGCAGCGCTTGTTTCCACAGTCAGGGCAAACGACAAATCGCATGTCACTCATCGTTACGGGACGGCAAGTACGGCACCAACAATCCGGAGTTGCCGGAGAGTTGCCAGTATGTATGGTGCCCTCATTGGTAAGGGTACCATCGGCCTGAAGCATGGCGGCGCGGCAAGCGTTCCATGCTTTTCTCGCAACATCAGCACTAGAATTAATGGTTCTCAGGCCATATGAATCATGTATTAATCCCTCAGCTTTGGCCCATACCTCAAACTCGTCATGCACCTTGAAAGGCGGACTTATAGCGTCGAAAGTTTTGATGGTGCCTGAACGTTTAAGCCATGCCAGCCATGCTGCTTGCTTGGTAGTAAGCCCAGCCAGAGGGCAGTCAATATCATTATTCCAAGCGTTAAATGCTTCCCGCTCATCTGTGGAAGCAGGCACTGGTGCGTCGGCCCACTTACGAATAATCGACGCAAGCTTATCAGCGTCAGAAGCGGAGATATCGCCGTCGATTGCTATGCCCGAGTTACGAATGGCTGCCAATCCCTTTTTCAACTCATCACGATTACTTACAGGTTCGAGTTGTTCGGAATTACCTGATAGCCGTGATGCATATAAATCATGCCATCCATTTGGCAGTGAACTATGCATCCATCTCTCGTTAACCAGAACACCGCTAATTATTTCAATCTGCGCCACCGGCTCACCCACAGCCTTCCTTCGCTCCCGCAGCTCTCTCATCAGCGAAAGCTGCTTTGGCGTCATACCATCACGTTCTAACTTCCATATCATCTGGTCGAGTTCTTCGTCTGACACTCGTTCTGTTTGGCTGATTTCGCTCATCGTCCTTCTCCTTCGATAACCTGGGTGACAGCGGCAGTCAGCGCAGCAATAGCCCCATCAATCACTTTCACAGCATCAGCCATTGCGTATCCGAGATTACCGCCGTCACTTTGTGCTGCTGCTTTGCTGAGTATTTCGCGTATCTGGTGCAGGCGATCGAGTGATACAGGACCGTTCGCCGGGTGGTTGTTAGTTGTCATGGTGTGCTCCAGTTATCTTCAATCGCCACGCCAAGTCGGTGTAGCCAGTCGGCCAGCTTCAGCATCGCTTCTCGTTCGCTTAATCTTTCTGGAAAGTCGGTAAGCTCGACCATCGGTTTAAACCGACCAAACGCATCGTTCTCAACAATAAGTTTTTGCTCAAGCGTGGTCTGCTTAACTTTGCTGTGATGCCGTAGCAGGTAAACCGACTTTGATTTTTTGGTTTCTGGGTCGTATTCGTAGGCAGTGAGTATCATCTGGCTACCGCCGCGATTCGTTCCTCGCCACATATCTCATTCCCCCTTCACGCCAATGCCTGCGGCGGCAAGTGCATCACGAAATGCACCAACAACTGCACAGGTGTTAAACATGTCGGCGTTGATGCTGCCGTCAGAGTTACGGTAATCGGCTGGTAATTTAACGGTCACCTTACGCGCCTCCAGTTCTGCTATGCGATTCTCTGCGGCTTCCAGCTCATCCAGCAGCGCCAGCATGGTAGCGGGGTTGGCTGCGGCGATGAATTTTGCTTTCGCTGCCGCTCGCTGCTGCCCGTCAAAGCCAGCCCACTTAACCACATCGCCGCAACGATTATCTCCAGGCGTGTGAACGGAATATGTTTTGGATTTTGTGTCAATGAAGGCGCACCACTCATCGGCACCAGCCTTCTCCACCGCTTCACGTAATGCGCGTTTGTCGATGTTGCTCATTGGGCGGCTCCTTTAACTGCCAGGTACGTAGACATTGCTTTATCGACCAGCTTTGAATTGTGGTATTTAGCAATCGCCCAAGTGATGGCGAACAGGATCCAGCGGAAGTGGCTGGTGTAGGTTTTGAACGTCAGTCCGTCGCAGACATCCCACGCACTCCAGTTCTCGGGCCAGTCAGCATCATAAACTGCCTGATATGCTTCCCAGTCATTACTGAAATCACTACGGCATAATTCCCGCACCACCTCACGAATTTTGGCTTTTTCACTGTCAGGGGTGTCGTCTTCATCATCCCAGTCTTCGTCTTCCTGCTGATCATCGTCAGAATCATCAAGATAATTTTCCATCGACTCCTTCAGGCTGCGGCAAAATGCTTCATGGTCATACTCTTTAGCCAGGAGTTCACACGCCGAATTCCCAGCGCCAGCTTCCAATTTTTCGGACCAGTAACCGGTATTTATTCCGCCCTCCCATGGGCCGAAGAAGTCGAACATGTCAGCGATGCGGGAGAACGTCCAGGTTCCCATGTCGCCGGTCACTGTCAGATAACCTGGCCAGGTGACAATGTCGAAGTAATAACAGGACGTACCGGGCTGCTTCATGCGCAGATGGCGGTAGAGACCGTCATCACGAATTATTTCAAGCTGGTGAAATGCTGTATCAACCAGAAAACGGCTGGATGTATCGAATTGACGGCGTTTCATGACTGCACTCCTTTGCGAAGCTCGTCGGCGAAGTTCTCAGCATCAGCGGCCATGCCAGCAGCCTCTTCAGACATCCTCATGCTTCGGCTACGCAGAGCCTGCTGTCGTTCTCGCTTATGTGCGGCAAACATCTCCACACCCTGAGCCTGAACTTCAGCCAAGAAAGCGTCTGTCGCCGGGGTTTTGAATGAGTCAATAACCGCTTGCACACCTGCTCGCGTTGCTTCCTCTGGAGTGGCACCATTCTCAATTGCCTTATCAGCGGCAGAACCGCCAACTTCATCAGCGTTCATCCACACGTCAACTGACTTCAACCCCGCATTCTCCGCAGCCAGCTCCCTGCACTTGCTCTCGGCGTTAGCGAGCTGTACTGCCATGTCTGTGATTTTCAGTTCAAGATTGTTAATAGTCGCGTCTGCTGCCCAGAACTCGCGACGGGATTCAGTTAAATTTGAGCAGGCGTTTTGAATTGAGTAGGCCAAAATTGCAGTATCACGATCATCTGATTCTTCAGCTTTAACCTGCAACTGAACCGCCAGGCTGAAGAGATCAGCAATTTGAGTTTCTGTCATACGGTTATTGATCGTTTGCATTGGTGTGTACCTGCTGAAGTTTGTGTTGTTTAACGAAGTGGGCGACTGCCTTTGACTGGCTGGCTATTATTTTTTTATCGCCTAAATCCAGGGTGACGTTCTTACCGCGATAAATTATTGCTGAGCCGATTTCCTTATCGTCCAGCTTCACATACAGCACTTTCCCGATAATCTCTGTCGTAGGGATTGGCTGTGAAAGGCGATATGTTTCGCGAGCTTCAGCAATGGTTTTGTGTTCGTCGATGATCGCCAGAGCTTCAGCCAGTGCTGTGCCTTGTAAAGTGAACACGCCTTCATCGCTGATCGTCGCCATGGCCATTAACTCCACGAAACGGCGAGCACTTTTAATGTTGAGTTCCGGAGCGATAGAACTGCGCGTAACCTTTGTTTTCCCCTGGGCTGCGGCTACTGCTTTATCGTGCTGGAGAACCTCACCAGCCTGTTCGCCAAACTCACGAACGCGGTCAACAGCAACATCAACAGACACGGCACCAGATTTAACTTCCTGCTGAACGTCATAATTAGCGGTACTCAGAGTGAGCAACTTCTCAACGGTCGCTACAGACTTATTGACCAGCTTTGCAATCTCGCTGGTGGTCTGGTTGAAAGCGTTATGAAGCTCCTGAATAACAGCCGCCTGTTCGATATCAGAAAGGGGAAGTTGGTTATTACTGGTCATGATGCGAGCCAGACGCTGCACATCGTTACCGTTGAACGGCATGATATAAATGCGGTCAACTGGCTTACCAGCTTCAGCACAACGTGCGTAGCAGCGACGGCGGCGGTGACCTTCAACAACCCACACACCACCTTCATCACGTGCGATAACCTCCAGCGGAGGAACGGTGCCACCGTTCATCAGATAGTTAAACAGGTCGTCATCTGCCCGTCTGGTGCGTTCGTCGTCTTCACGCTTGTTGAAACCTTCACGTACGTGGATATGTTCAAGGCTGATAAACATCCCGGTATCGGTGCGCTTGATGGTTCCGTCACGGGACATCTGTTTGAATGAGTTAGCGGCCATCACTTAGCCCCTTCATTCATCACAACATTAGTTACCGGAGTTAACTCACGAAGTTCGCGCTGAGCTTCCAGTAGGTGTATGTTGCTGCGTGTTTTTGTGTGTCTTTCAACAATGCGGTCGCATTCTTTTGCCCAGCAGACAACGTCATCGCGTAAAACGGTGTTCTCGATGGCCAGTGATTTACGCTGTTCCATTGACTCGCACAGCGCAACACTGACGATATCAAGGCGGTTAGCCAGTTCGGTCATTATCCCGCGGTAAGCAACCGGAAGGAGAGGGGCCGCTTTACGGGCTGCATCGATCAGTTGCTCTCTGGTCATACGTGGTTGTAACTCAGTGACGTTCTGTGTGGTCGTCATGGTTAGTTTCTCCGTGTTATATGCGCCCTGCACGGCGCTGAATTTTGGTTGCACGAATACCTCGCCAAAAGGCGAATAAAAGTTTTAGTTTCGTTTCAGTAAATGCCCCATGAAGAGGCACTTAGTGAAACGGTCGACTGCAATCGCCGGTTAGTTTCTCCACTCAATTGAAAGCGCGTTCCGCTGGTTTTGGATTTAACGAACTGGCACTTAATGACAAGGGACAGAACGCGCTTTCAGTTGAGTAAAAAGGGCGGTACCAGGGACTTCAAAGGTTGGTACTGGTACCGCCAAGACTCCACACAGCTTTCTTACTTCCTGGTACCACGCTGGCTACGTGATTTGGTGTGTGGTGGCTGGCGCTGATCTCCAGCTCAGTGGCTCGGTGTTTCAATATCGTAACCGCCCGTTCCATCCGCGTTCGATCAGTCCGTATGCTCGCTTAGAACGTTTCGCCTGCTTATCTTTTCTCAACCGTTTGACGGTCAGCCCCGTCATTCACCACAACTGGAAGCGCACTCCACCTGTTTCACACCTGTCACCCATAACTGGTAAGTAAAGGAGTGCGCTTTCATGTTGTGTTCGTGGGGTCTACTTCCCTCCTGTCACGGTTCTTTCCCTGCGTCATCATGTGTTCATTCGGTACATGAAACCAATTTTCCGGGATTCAACCGGTTCCCATCTGTTTTTAAAGCCACTCAGATATCGTCTGGGCTTGCTCGTCTTCCTGCGCTTCATCAGATGATCATGTTGCTATGTCACCTGATAAGCTCAAGATAAATGCAAATTGCGTATTGCGCAAGCTATTAATTGCATTAAACGCAATTTTAGGCGTAAAAAAAAGGCCACTATGTGACCTTTGTCTTAAGGAGTAGGATTCAACCGTGTCGTTTAAAGGACTGAGACTGGCTAATCAGGACTTTCCCATAGATGTAAAAACGATATTCGTTTTCTTTGCTAATTGACCATTCCCGATACTTTGGATTATCGGAGATAACAAGGAGCTGATCTGGAATCATTTGTAGGCGTTTGACGTATATTTTTCCATCAAAACCAAATGTATAGATTCCATCACCATCAAACTCATTGATGCTCACATCTACAAAAAGAAGGTCACCTGGCTCGATAGTTGGAGACATACTATCACCACGAACGTTGATAACTTTTACTCCTGAAGAAGATCTACCTCCGAACATTGTTAATGCTTGGTCGTTGCTGTATTCGATGGCATGGATAACATCAATGATGTCACTTCCTTGTATATGACCTGAACCCGCGCTCGCGCTCACATCAAGCACCTCGACTCTAAACACATCCTTACCCTCGGTAGATGCTAAAGCATCATTACTGTTTTTATATACAGTAGTATCAATTTCACCAGAGGTAAAGAGGTCAATAACCTTAACGCCTAAAGCTTGAGCAATGCGTGTAAGTGATTGTTCTGTGAATTGCTTTTGTTTGCCAGTTTCGAGTCGTGAAATGTTGGCCGCATCTACGCCGACTGCATCAGCTAATTCAGCAATTTTTAAGTTCTTCGAAAGACGAAGGCTTCTAACACGATTTCCTATATTCATGCGGTTATTACATGTCCTTTTTGCGTGTCATGCAAAGCAACTTGCGCAATTACCAAACATGAAATAACATGCGTAATACGCAAATAAAGGAGGCGTTATGCAATCACCACTTAGAAAGTTGCGTAAATCGCATGGGTTCACACTGTCGCATGTTGCCTCAGGAGTCCAGGTAGATCCCGCAACTTTGAGCCGTATTGAGAGATGTGAACAAGTTCCATCAGTTGAGTTAGCAGAACGACTAGCGAATTTCTTCGAAGGCGAAATTAGTGAAATACACATTCTGTACCCAACAAGATTTCAGCAGAACGACATTGACGACCCTGGTATAGCGAACCTTAACGCGAATGCCTAAACCGGAAAACTACCAAAGGAAAAACAAGATGGTAGAGCAAACCCTGAAAGAAGTAGTGAAAGCGATGTGTAAGGCGTACCCCGGAGGCCGTCAGGCTATGGCGGGTGCGTTAGGCATGTCAGAAACCCAGTTCAACAACAACCTGTACGAGAAAAACGGATGCCGGTTCTTTGAAGTAACTGAGCTGGAAGCGATGGAGGACATATCCAATACGTCATTCGTTGCCGACTACTTTGCCAAGCGTCGCGGCGCACTGCTGGTGGACGTACCAAGTCTGGAAGATCTTGACCGTGTTGACTTGTTCAGCCGTGCAATGCGTACAGCAGCTGCAAGAGGGCAGGTTGATCAGATTATCCAGAAGGCGCTTGAAGATGGAGTGATTGAAAAGCATGAAGCCGAAGAGATACAGGAACATCACCGCCGCCATCTGGCAGCACGTGAAGAAGAAATCCGCGCGATTGTGGCCTTATTCAGCCGCCGTCAAAAGAAGTGACGCCAGCGAGTGTGCAGCTCCTGGCGTCGTGGCGTGTCGTATTCAGTGGAGAAACTAACGCATGAACAGTGTAACAACACAGTACCGCAGGTCGCAACTAATTGCTCGACCTATGCCGGGTGGAAAAGGTCCGGCGCAGTTCGTGTATGGGGTAATGGTATCCGGATGCTTTGAGCCTGTCTGCTACCAGTTTGCCGATTGGGTTGTAGGTGATTTCAACGGCCAGGCGGGGAAGGTCGAATGCGAGCACTCAACAGACGGTTCAAAGACAACTACGGTGTCCCAGTCAGGGTTATCCGGTGGGAGCCAGAAACTCAACGGGTTATATACCTGCGCGACGGATACGAGCATGAGTGCTTCAGTCCTCTCGAACAGTTTCAGCGTAAATTCAGGGAAATAGAGGATCAGAATGAGCCTGTTAATGACATCAAGGCCAATAGTAATTAATCCTGACCTTGCATACAGCATTGGTCTGAATGAGGCGATTGCTTTACAGCAGATTAATTACTGGCTGCAAGAAACCAAATCAGGCATGGAAAGTGATGGTGTTCGCTGGATTTACAACACGACAGAACAGTGGCTGGAGCAGTTCCCGTTCTGGTCTGAGTCGACCCTGAAGCGTACCTTCACCCGCCTGAAGACACTCGGTGTGCTCAAAATTGAGCAACTGAACAAGTCTCAACGCGACATGACCAACTTCTACACGATCAACTATGAAAGCGAGCTTTTAGATGAAGTCAAGGTGACCGAATCGAAGAGGTCAAAATGCGCTGTTCCATCAGGTCAAAATGACACGATGGAAGAGGTCAAAGTGACACGCTCCATCAGGTCAAAACGAACCGATGTCATCAGGTCAAAATGCACTGATGATCCTACAGAGAATACAACAGAGAGTACTACAGAGATTACAGGTAAAGACTCTTGTCCGGTTGCGGTGCAACCAGACCGTGATGTGTTGATTACTGATCAGGCTAAACAGGTTTTGGTTCACCTGAACCAGGTCACGAACTCACGCTACCAGGTTTCAACCGCGTCTCTGCAAAACATTCGTGCACGTATCGGCGAAGGGTTCACCGTTGAAGAGTTATCTCTGGTGGTGGATTACTGCAACGCGAAGTGGGGTGATGACCTGAAGATGTCTGATTACCTGCGACCACAGACGCTTTTCCAGACGTCCAAGTTCCCGGGATACCTCAAGTCTGCAAATAACTGGGACAAAGCTGGCAGACCAGCCAGGGTTAATGGCGAGTGGGCCCGCGAAGATGGCATTTTCAAACCCAGCTTCAAGAACACTGATTACAGCGCTATTCCACCAGGGTTCAGGGGGTAACGATGAGCATTCTGAAGACGGTCCAGATGTTTATTGCCATGAATCCCGGCGTAACGACCAGGGACATCATCGAAGGTCTGACCCAGTTCAGCCAGGACAGACTCCAACTCGCCGTTTGCCGCCTGTATGGTTCTGGGCTGGCAACGCGTAAACGAGACGGGCAACAATTCCGTTACTACGCGGAACCGCCAGCAGATTGCCACTTCGAAGTGTTTGAACCAACTCATGAAGTCAGCGCCCTGATGGAAACGGCGAAAGGTCTGGAGTCGAAAGGTCTCTTTCATCGTGCCGCGACGATTTACATGGAGGCGTTCAGCGCATCATCCATTGAATCAGAGCGAGCAGCAATACTGGCAGAACGTCAGCGCTGCCTTGGCCTGGCTAAACCAGCGGTAATTGCCGAAGACGGATGCTATCTAGCTGGTCGATTTTCGGGAGGTCGTTAATGAGCTATTCACTGATTTACGCCGATCCGCCGTGGGAATACGGGAACACCGTCAGTAATGGCGCAGCGGAAAACCATTACGGCACGATGAAACTCATCGACATAAAACGCCTGCCTGTCTGGGAGTTGGCTGCGGAAGATTCCGTTCTTGCCATGTGGTTCACCGGAACACATACCCGTGAAGCGATCGAACTTGCTGAAGCATGGGGTTTTAAAGTTCGGACCATGAAGGGATTCACCTGGGTGAAGTTTAACTCACTGGCAGAACAGCATATCAATAAAGCGCTTCAGGCTGGTGGAGTAGAGGACTTTTACGACTTCCTCGACCTGTTGAACGCTCAGACCAGAATGAACGGTGGTAACCATACCCGCGCCAATACCGAGGATCTGCTAATTGCTACCAGAGGGAAAGGGCTTGAGCGTCAGAACGCCAGCATAAAACAGGTTATCTACAGCCCACTCGGCGAGCACAGCCAGAAGCCAGCTGAAGCGCGTTACCGCTTAGAGAAATTATACGGCGATGTGTCACGCATTGAGTTGTTCAGCCGCTACGCGGCCACCGGCTGGCATCACTGGGGGAATCAGGCAGAACACCCTGATGTAATCATGTCTCCTGGTTACGTTGGTAAACCTGATCCGCTGCTGGAGGTGGCTTATGCAGGACGTTGAAGCACGTAACGCTCTTCGTAACATCGCCAGAAGATGCAACGAGGAAATAACTGCTAAACGCAAGGCTAACCCTGGTATGAATTGTGACGAAATAGCCAGGCCAATTTTTAACGGTGCCATGGGGATGGTTAAGCAGCTTGGCTTTACGCCGTCTCATCTGTACCTCGAAGTCGGGATACTGAACAAGCGGATTAAGGAGCGCTGATGTGAACAAACTTACCGTGAGACAAAGTGAAGTGCTTGGTTCGATCGTGAACTATCAGCGCCGGTTTGGATTCCCTCCAACGATATGCGAACTGGCTGGGCTAATTGGTTGCTCATCACCGAACGCAGCAGCGGAACATGTGAAGGCTATAGCGAAGAAAGGATATATCTCCGTTGCTCCTGGAGTTGCCAGGGGCATATCACTCATTGAGCAAAATCCGAAGCGAATTTCTCTTACTTTGAACGACATGGTTAGGGTCAAGTTATCACCTTTGGCACTTAATGAGCTCAAGCGTCTTCATGATGAATTGAAAGTGCGCAAACCATGGCTGTATGGGGAATTCGTTGAGCCAATAACCGACGATGAGGGATTTACCACAATGCCTTTCTGGAAGGTAATGAGCGATTTAGGCGGTATTTGTTTTAACGGCGCGGATATTCCATTTGAAATTGAGATTGATTTGGAGGCCAAGTGAAACTGGTACTCCCGTTCCCACCAACAGTTAACACGTATTACCGGTCCCCTGATCGTGGAGCGTTAAAGGGTAAGCATTTGATAAGCGAGATGGGGAGGAAGTTCAAAAAGAACGTTTATGCCTCTGTTGTGCAGCAGTACGGCGGCATACCAAAACCAGTTAACGTCAACGTTGAGGTAAACATAGTTCTTTTCCCGCCAGATAACAGACGGCGAGATCTGGACAACTACAACAAAGCGCTGTTCGACTCACTGACGAATGCCAGAGTCTGGGAAGACGACAGTCAGGTTAAACGTATGGCTATCGAGTGGGGGCCGGTAGTAAAGCCTGGAAGGGTAGAGATAACGATCTGCCGTTTTGAAACCTTGGCGGGTGCAGCCGCCTGATAAGTGGAGACAGAGCATGCAACAGATGAGTATAACCGTAACTTGTCCGACCCATCATGCAGCGACGGTAGGGCAGCAGATCACCATGTCAAGCCGTGAGATTGCGAAACTGGTTGATTCCCGGCACAGCAATGTCTGCGTGACGATAGAGCGCCTCATGAATTCCGGCGTGATTGGAGGGTATGCTGCATTGCAGTACACCCACCCCCAGAACGGGCAGACCTACCATCACTATGAAGTGAACAAACGAGACAGCTATGTGATCGTTGCCCAATTATCACCAGAGTTTACCGCCAGACTTGTTGACCGCTGGCAGGAACTGGAGAGCAACGGCGGAATGATTGTTCCCCGGTCACTTCCTGAAGCCCTGCGCCTTGCTGCTGATCTGGCAGAACAGAAACAGCGCCTGAGTGAAGAACTGGCAGTAGCAGCACCGAAGGCTGAGTTTGTTGATCGTTATGTGACTGCTACTGGTTCAATGACTTTCCGACAGGTAGCCAAGCTGCTTAACGCCAAAGAGCCGGAGTTTGCGATGTTCCTGATTGAAAACGGCATCATGTACCGGCTTAACCGTGTTCTCACGCCAAAGAGCAAGCATATCGAAGCAGGGCGCTTCGAGGTGAAGACGGGCACGACAAACCAGACAAATTACGCATTCAATCAATCCCGCTTCACAGCCAAGGGTGTTCGCTGGATTGGTGGTCTGTGGGCAGAGCATATTGCTAAGGGGCAGGTAGCGTGAGGGCATTACTGACACCTGAAGTGGCACCTATGACCGGGGTAGTGATATTTCGCCCTGGCAGTGAACTGATGCATCTGTTCAGACGTGGTCGTGTTCTTATCGAGCCACAGGCAGAGTCAATGGCTGAGTTACCGTCTGGCATGCTGTCGGAGACTACTCAGGAGCTTCAGAACGATCCGTTGCTGCGTGATGTCTTCGAAAATCAGAAGGTCATACATCGTGCTGGTGGACTGAATTCACTGGATGCCTGGCTCGAAAGAAAACTGGAATGTCAGTACCCACACAGCGAGTGGCACGACCGCAACTACACCATCACCCGGCATGTACCTGGCTCAATCCGCACGTGCTGGGGCTGTGACTTAAAAATTCGTGATCAGTTCACTGAAGGTCTGGCGGGTATAGCCCGTGAAAACCTGGTATCCTGGCTACTGAAGGTTGTAAACGGCCAATTAGGTTTCAGTGAGGACCACATTCTGACGCTGCCGGAGTTTTGCTGGTGGATGGTCAGGAACGACCTGGCTGACGAGATACCTGAAGCCGTAGCCCATAAAGCCCTTCGTCTGAAGGAAGAGACTAACCAGTCGGTAACACGTGAAAGCGATATTGTTCCGGCATTACCCGCCCAACAACTGGTACAGGAGAAAGCGAAAAAGATAGTGGCAATGAAGGTTGACCCGGAGACGCCGGAATCCTTCATGCTCAAACCCAAGCGTCGCCGCTGGGTGAATGAGAAATACACGAGATGGGTTAAGGCCCAGCCGTGCGTCTGCTGTAACAAGCAAGCCTACGACCCCCACCACCTGATTGGCCACGGGCAGGGTGGAATGGGTACAAAGGCACACGACCTGTTTGTGATACCTCTGTGCAGAGAGCATCACGACGAGTTGCATGCTGATCCTGTGGCATTTGAAGCGAAATACGGTGACCAACTGGTCCTGGTGTTTCGGGTTATAGATCGTGCGCTGGCAATCGGTGTACTGGCGTAAGTGGAGAACGCTAAATGATTAATCCTTCTGAAGTTGGTAAATCTGGTGAAATGATTCGTCTTCGTACTCTGGAAAGCATCTGGATACAGGGTAAGTTGCGCATGTGGGGGCGCTGGTCTTATATCGGCGGTGGTAGTGGTGGGAACATGTTTAACCAGCTACTTGCATCCGGAAAAATCACCAAAACGGCAATTAACGAAGCACTACGCCGGATGAAGAAAGCGGGTATCAGCAAACCCGAACTGGAAGCGTTCTTCAAAGAGATTCTGGAAGGGAAGAATAAAAGCGGTCTGGCCTTCTGCTCTGACGATGAAGGTTTGAAAATTGATGGTGTCATTGCCGCTGTTCTGATGAACGAAGATTACGGTTCTCTCTATGGTGTTATCGTGGATCGTCACCGCCTGCGCAAGAGCAAGCGTCAAATGGCTGCTGAGTTACAGCAAAAACATCCTGAATGGACATTCATGACCTGTCGTCGTCGTATCGACGCATGGGTAAGTCTTGCAGAATCGATGCTTTACGCACCACTTTGTGACGTGTTTGATACAAATAGCGGCAAATTCTACTTGAAAAGTGAGCCAGAAAGTGCTTAAATTGTGGTAGGCTCGGGACGTTAAAGCGAACTGAGCAACAGAACAAAAAGAAACCCGCCATCGTGCGGGTTTTTGCATTTTGAGGGCTGCCAATTGGTGGCCCTTTTTATTTTCCCCTCGTTCTGAGAGGACTCACAGCAATAAGAGGGGGCTTAATGTCCGATCCTGTTTCTGGTACTACGGTCGCGGCTGGTGGACTGATGGGAGCCAGCGTATTTGGTCTTGCAACCGGTATTGATTATGGCGTGGTATTTGGCGCATTCGCTGGTGCAGTATTTTATGTAGCGACAGCGGCAAATATCACACGAGTACGATTGATTGCTTACTTCATGACGTCATTCATTGTTGGCGTTCTTGCTGCTGGCCTGGTTGGTTCAAAGTTGTCACAGGCTACCGGGTATAGTGACAGGCCATTAGACGCACTTGGTGCTGTTGTAGTGGCGGCGATGACAATCAAAGTGCTCACATTTTTCAACAGTCAGGATTTGGGAAGCCTGTTCAGTATTCTTTCGCGATTCCGTGGAGGAGGGGCCAGCAATGGTAACAAGTGATCCGTCAGCGATGGTGAATGCAGGTATTTGTGCAGTCATCGTCCTTGTCCTGATGTTCTACCAGCGTGAAGGGGCAAGACATCGCCCCGCTATATCATTGCTGGCTTACTTCGTTGTGCTGGTTTATGCCAGCGTTCCATTCCGATATCTGTTTGGCCTCTACCAGGAGTCACACTGGATGGTGGTCATCGTAAACCTTCTTATTTGCGCTGCCGTCTTATGGGCTCGTGGGAACGTGGCGCGTCTTGTTGATACGCTGAGGCATTAATGAACCAATCACAATTTCAACAGGCGGCTGGTGTAAGCGCCGGGTTAGCTTCGCGCTGGTTTCCGCACATTGACGCGGCAATGAAAGAGTTCGGCATTGTTAAGCCTGAAGACCAGGCAATGTTTATTGCTCAGTCAGGACATGAATCAGCGGGATTCTCTGCGCTGGTGGAGAGCTTCAACTACACCCCAGCCGCTTTGCTGACCACCTTTGGACGCCGAATTACTAACTACCAGGCCTATATGCTTGGGCGTGACAAAGAAAAAGGGCAGGTAGCCAATCAACCAGCCATAGCAAATCTGGTGTACAGCCATCGCCTCGGTAACAAAGCATCAGGCGATGGGTGGAAATATCGTGGACGCGGGCTGATTCAGATTACCGGCCTTGATAATTACCGCCGCTGCGGAACGGGATTAAAACTGGATTTAGTCAGTAATCCTGAGTTGCTGGAAAAGGATATCAACGCTGCACGGTCAGCTGCATGGTTCTACGCCACCAGCGGGTGCCTGAGCTACTCCGGCGATCTGGTTCGCATCACTCAGATCATCAATGGTGGACAAAACGGTATTAACGACCGTCGTGCACGCTACGCCAAAGCAAAAGCCGCACTGGTATGAGGTCGCTATGGGACTTGAAATGATTATCGGCTTGGCTGTTGCTGTACTGGCTGCAATTGCAGGTGCTTTTGGTCTGGGTAAATCACGCGGTACAAGTATCGCCGAAACAAAAGCGGACCAGCAACGCGCTGAAGAACGTGCAGCAGCTACTGAAGCCGTTGCAGAACGCCGGGTAGAGACAACAAAAGGAGCCAGGGATGTACAGCAGACTGTTAATCATCTTCCTGATGACGATGTTGACCGTGAGTTGCGCGAAAAGTTTACCCGCAAAACCTGAAGTAACGGACACGGCCTGTGACTGGGTGAATATCATCTACCTCACCGAGCACGACATTGAGGTAATGGACCGCCAGACTAAGAAAGATGTGTTGACTCATAACAGGTCCGTTCAGCGTAACTGTCCAAATAAAATTACTACGGCCTCGCAATAGCGTGACTTTTTATTACCAGAAGAAGAAGGAAAGACAATGTTTACAGTTAAGACCATCATCAACGGTGTGACACATATCTGCGAGCTGCCTACGTTCACAGTGGCCGCCCTGACTCAGAACGATTTGAAGAAATACTTGAGTTGACCAATGACCACTCCAACCCAGACTTTGCCATCTGGCTTCCAGACGTTTATGCCGACCCAGAGTGCAAAAATGCGCTGCAGGAAGAAGAGCTGATCGTCAGCGAGCGCGTGGGGGTTCTTGATCGTCATGCCATTGCTATTCTTATTGAGGATTTCGAAAGTCCTGAGCATGCGAAGAGAAAAGCCTTTGACGGTCTGCGCTATCAATTCATCTACCCAGGCGATCAGGTTTATGTGATGAACTCACACGGATCAACCATCGAAACGGTTAAGTAAGGCATTACAGCAGGCATTCACTGAGTGCCTGTGATAATGTCGAATTGTGGTGAATGCGCAGGCTGATGCGCGCCCGCTGCGGGGTTCCCAAGAGGCCATTAAACGCAGATATAACTTGCGGCAATCCGAAAGGACTGAATGCTGGAGATCAGCACCAGCCACCACACCTAATTGAATTGTCAGTGGCTAGGGTAGCTCCTGAAAAGCGGCATCGTCACCGCCTGCCACTGATAACACGACGAGCAACTAAGACGAGGTTGTGATGGGCGAGAACGAAAGCCAATGGATCAGTATTGAATGCCGACTGCCAGAAAGTAAAGAAGGCCAATGGTCGAAAGAGGTAATTGCGCTTAGTGATACTGGTGATGTGTTCAAATTATCCTGTATGGGATCATATTGGCAAAGGTCGAAGGCATTTATTGAGTCAGGTTCGACAAAGATAACGCACTGGATGCCGCTGATTTATCCCGATGATTAAAACAGAATTAAAAATAGAGGTCGCTTAGGCGGCCTTTTTTATTGCGCTTCGCACGCGCATATCGAAGAGAGTCTTTCAGTAGTGAGCTTGGGTGATGCCGTTAGGTTGCGTTTACCTCTCGGGCGGCATTGCCGTGCGACAGGCTCACGTCTAAAAGGAAACGCACATGAAGAGTCTTGAAATTAAATATGATGACGGGAAGTTTACTCACCTCATTGTTGATGGGCTGAAGGTTGATGGCTTAACCGCGTTCAAATTCAGTCATGTCGTTGGAGAAGAATTGCCAACGCTGTCGATTACTACCCAAATATCCGGGAAGCTAACTCTTTCTCCTGAGGTTTCGGTTGCATTTGATGTGCAAGGTGATCATGAAACCATGGAAGAGAGAATTAAAGCAGCGGATAAATACGGACCCAATCGAACATTCCTTGAATTAGGCACAGGACGTTAATGCACCATGATGAATGTAGAGATCGATGGTGTGAAATACGTTCCTGAAAACATGGCGAGTAGCAGAATCGGAATAGCCATAACAACGCACAACCGACCTGATGTACTGAAACGTGCCATTGAGCAACACATGAAGCATCTTCCATCTGGTGCGCTGGTGGTTGTGATAGACGATGGCTCAAAGCCTGCCGCTATTGTACCGGCTAACGTGAAGCTGTTTCGACATGACCAATCATGCGGTATTGTCGCTTCGAAGAACGCCAGCCTGACCGCGCTGGTGGACGCCGGGTGTGAGCATCTCTTCCTGTGGGATGATGACGCGTGGCCAATCGCTGATAATTGGCATCTCCCTTACATCGAATCTCCAGAGCCGCATCTGGCTTATCAATTTCTCGATCTGGCTGGCCCACGAAAAATAAACGATATGACCGTCCTGTATCGGGATGATAAGCATATCGCTTACACCGGGCAGCGCGGCGTTATGCTTTATTACCACCGCAGCGCCATTGATAAGGTTGGCGGCTTCGATCCGGTATACGGTCGTGGAATGTACGAGCATCCAGATCTGGCGCTACGAATTCACAATGCCGGGTTATCGACTTGGGCCTTCGCTGATGTGGTTGGTTCTGAAAATCTGATTCACTCAATGGATGAGCACGAAGAAGGATCACGCTCCATCCCTCGGCCTGATCGCGAAGCTTTAGTTAAGCGTAACGTTGGTATTTTCAACGCGCGGCGTGATAGCGGATATACCGCTTTCACTTCTTACCGAAGTAACCCAAATCTTGTTCTGACCACATTACTAACAAGTCAGCCAGATCCACAGCGCACAGGAAGAATGAAACATGATGCTGGCATTCTACAGTCGTGGGCTGATTCAGTGTCTGGTGCAGTGCCGGTTGTTCTAGCGGATGAACTGAAAGTATTACCTTATGGCGTAGAGTTGTACGAAGTTCCTGAGTTGAGCATGAGCCCTTACTTTGCTCGCTGGCTTCACATCTACCAATACCTGCGTTCACATCCTGAATTTGACCTGGTCTGGTGTACTGATGGTACCGATGTCGAGATGCTTAGAGAGCCCTGGGCAGAAATGCAGCCGGGTAAAATATATGTTGGGTCTGAGCATAAGACGTATTCCGATGGATGGATGAAGGCCAATCACCATGGAAAAGCATATAGCGACTTCATCGAGCAGCATCGTGATGAACCGCTGTTGAATGCTGGTCTGTTAGGTGGAAGTAGAACAGATGTGATGGAGTTTGCTCACCGTATCATTCGTCAGCACTACCTGATTGAAAGCCACCGATTCTGGAAGATGGAGACTGCACCCGCCACGCTGGTGGATATGGGCGCTTTCGGAATGGCTGCAAAGTCATTCGGTGATCGAATCGTTACCGGACCTCTGGTGCATACCATCTTTAAAACGGACGGTTTCGGTAAGGAGTTAGCGTGGTGGAAACACAAGTGAAGTTCGTAGTGGTCGGACACCATGACCGCTTTGCCTCAGCAGTTCTTCTGGCAAGCGATTTGGGAGCCCATCTTCTTCTGGATGAAGGTGAGCATGGGGCCAACTGGAATCATCGCCGAGCGCTTGAATGGGCTACCAACCAATCATGCCGTGTTGTCGTACTTGAAGATGATGCTATGCCAGTCGCTGGGTTCCGCGACAAGATTGCTGTGTGGCTTTCTCGATATCCAGATGCACTGTGTTCATTTTATCTCGGCACTGGCCGTCCACCACAGTATCAACTGGAGATAGCATCAAAGCTAATAGCAGCTGATAAGGCCAGAGCTGACTTCATTACATTGCCGCGCCTTATTCATGGCGTCTGCTACAGCGTACCTCAGCAACATCTCAAGAGAGTGCTGGATAAATGGAACCACAGCAAAGCAGCAGACTATGCAGTCGGTGATGCTTACGGTGGCCCTGTTGTCTATCCATGCTACTCACTTGTTGACCACGCTGATGGACAGCCAGTAGAACCAGCCAGAGACAATCAGCCAAGAACAGAACGCCGCAGAGCATGGAGGTTACATGTCTAAGTTAAAGACACTACAACCGCGCCTGAAAGCTATCGACACTCGACGAATAAAGCCTGTCTATGGTGAGCATCGTCGAGTGAGTGGAAGCGCAAGGGTAAGCCTTAAGCGTCGTATCTATGTGCGCGATGGTGGTCACTGCTGTATGTGCAATCAAGTAGTAGACCTGCATGACAGCGAGCTTGATCACCGCATAGCACTACAGTTCGGTGGTGACAACGATGAGAGCAACCTCTGGACGCTGTGCATTGATTGCCACTCAGGTAAGTCATCGCGCGAAGCATCAATGAACCAACCTGACAGTGAGGCTCTGAAGCACTCTGTGCCGAAAGATAAATCACAATCTGGCATCGTAATTCTCTGACCAAACACCGGGGGGTATCGGTGGGTGTCAACGCCGATCGCGCTGGACACCGCGCCCCCTCTCACGCGCAGAAAATTTTCCCCTTTGGAGGATGTTGACGTGTTAACAGGACAAAAGCGCAAATTCGCACAAGCGCTGATGTCCGGTTCATCCCAGGCTGAAGCAGCCCGAAAGGCCGGTTACTCCGAGAAAACCGCGAGGTCTCAGGGTTCCCGGCTGGCAAAAGACCCGGATATCATCGCGTTTATCAGTAAAAAGCGTGGGGCCGAAGTCATTGCCGAGAAGACTGTTTCTGAACCAGATGATCTGCCAAAAGTTGTTAACAGAACGGTGAAGGAATTTGATGATCCGCTTGAGTTCCTGAAAGCAGTGATGAACGACGTATCAGAAGAGACGGATGTCAGAAAAGATGCCGCAAAAGCGATGCTGCCATATCTCCACCCCAAAAAAGGAGAGGGCGGTAAAAAGGATGCAAGACATGCCGCCGCGAAGGTCGCAGCTACGGGTAGCAAGTTTGGGGCAATGGCACCGCCAAAGCTTGTTGTTAATAACAAGGGGTAATCAATGGCTCAATGGACCACGGCTTGCCCTGAATGGGAATCTCTTCTTGTTGCAAAGCAATCAATCATCCCACCACCAATTTTCCCAGACCAGGCAGAACAGGCACTTGGCATCTTCAAAGAGTTACGCGTCTCTGATTTACCAGGAAAGCCAACATTTGGTGAGTGCTCCGAGGAATGGGTATTTGACTTTGTTAATGCCATCTTCGGTGGCTATGAAGCAGAGACTGGCAAGCAGTTAATCCGCGAATATGGACTGCTTATCTCAAAGAAGAACACAAAATCGACCATCGCTGCAGGGATTATGCTGACCGCGCTAATCCTGTGCTGGCGTGAAGATGAAGAGCACCTGATTCTCGCGCCGACAAAAGAGGTTGCTGATAACAGTTTTAAACCTGCTGCCGGGATGATACGCGCTGATGAAGAGCTGTCTGATATGTTCCAGATTCAGGACCATATCCGCACCATCACACACCGAGTAACGCGAAATACGCTCAAAGTAGTAGCAGCTGACACCGATACGGTTTCAGGTAAAAAGTCAGGGCGCATTCTGGTTGATGAGCTTTGGTTGTTTGGCAAGCGATCTAATGCTGAAGCCATGTTTATGGAAGCTCTTGGTGGTCAGGTATCTCGCAACGAAGGGTGGGTTATATTCCTGACTACGCAAAGTGATGAACCGCCTGCTGGTGTATTCAAAGAACGCCTTGATTACTGGCGAGCTGTGCGAGATGGGAAGATTAATGACCTTAAAACACTCGGCGTCCTGTATGAATTCCCTGATTCTATGGTGGAAAGCAAGGCTTACCTTGAACCAAAAAATTTCTACATCACCAATCCAAATATTGGACGTTCGGTAAGTGAAGAATGGATTGCCGATCAGCTTCTGAAGAACCAGAACAAAACAGACGGAACATTACAGCAGTTCCTTGCGAAACACCTCAATATCGAAATTGGTCTGAACCTCCGCAGTGACCGATGGGCTGGTGTTGATTTCTGGGAACCGCAAATTAGGCAGGTAACATTCAGCGATATCCTTCAGAGAGCTGAGGTTGCTACGGTTGGGATAGATGGTGGTGGACTTGATGACCTTCTGGGTCTTTACATCATCGGTCGTGATAAAGAAACCCGTGAGTGGATTGGATGGGGTCATGCCTGGGCGCATGAAATAGCTGTGCGCCGCCGAAAAAGCGAGGAATCCAGGTTCAACGATTTCGTTAAGGCCGGTGACCTGACTATCGTAAAACGAGTAGGACAGGACACGGAGGAAGTCGCTGAATATGTCAGCTGTATTAATGATGCGGAACTGCTGGATAAAATTGGCATTGACCCTTCTGGTGTCGGTCAGATCCTTGATGCTCTTGTAGAAGCTGAAATACCTGAAGATTCAGTAGTTGGTGTCAGCCAGGGCTGGAGACTTGGTGGTGCGATTAAGACCACAGAGCGCAAGCTTGCAGAGGGTGTGCTTATTCATGGCGGACAACCATTAATGGCCTGGTGTGTAGGCAACGCCAGAGTAGAGCCAAAAGGTAACGCTATCCTCATCACCAAACAGGCCAGCGGTAAGGGGAAAATTGACCCCCTTATGGCCCTGTTTAATGCCGTTTCGCTAATGGCACTTAATCCTGAAGCGAAAAAGAAAGATTACCAGGTATTTTTTATATAAATAACACGTCAGTTAATGACCCGCCACGGCGGGTTTTTTCGTTTCTGGAGGACAGTAAATGAAGCTTGACCGCGCATGTACGATCATGACGGTGAAAGCGGTGGATGAGGACAAACGGATAATCACCGGGATTGCTTCCACACCATCACCTGACCGTGACGGCGACATTATGGACCCTGACGGTGCGAAGTTCGGTAGTGAAAACCCTTTCCTCTGGCAGCATGACAGAACCCAACCTATTGGGAACTGTTCTGCAAAGAAAGTGAAAGAAGGGCTTCAGATCACGGCGCAACTTGTTAAGCCAACACCTGACATGCCATCGCAACTGGTTGCCAGGCTTGAAGAAGCGTGGGCATCAATCAAATCAGGTCTTGTGAAAGGCCTGTCTATCGGCTTCAAGCCAATTAAATACGCATATCTCGACTCTGGTGGCATCCATTTTCTTGAATGGGAGCTTCTTGAAGTTTCTGCAGTAACGATCCCGGCGAATGCCGAGTGTTCGATTCAAACCGTTAAATCGTTTGACCGCCAGTTACTCGCCGCGCTCGGCAATGAGAAACCGGTAGTTAAAACCATAAATTCTGCTGGCGCTTCAGCACCTAATAAATCTTCTCAAAAAGGAAAATCAACGATGAATATCGCTGAACAGATCAAAAGTTTTGAAAACAAGCGTGCAGCGCTGGCTTCTTCACTGAACGACATCATGAGCAAAGCCGCCGATGAAGGCCGCACGCTGGATGCGGAAGAAACAGAAAGCTACGACAATACCTCTACTGAAATCAAAGCGGTCGACGAGCACCTTAAACGCCTGCGTGATATGGAAACCAGCATGGCATCAACCGCCAAGCCAGTAACTAAAGCCGCATCTGGTGAAGTTACAGTGGTGAATAACGCTCCATCAATCATTCGCGTTGAGCCGAAGCTGGAAAAAGGCATCGCCTTTGCCCGTTTCGCAAAATCACTCGCAGCTGGTAATGGTAGCCGTTCTGAAGCGCTACAGATTGCGAAAAACCAATATCCAGAGGACACCAAGCTTCACCACGTTCTGAAGGCCGCGGTTAGTGCAGGTACCACTACTGACCCAACATGGGCTGGCGCGTTGGTTGAATATCAGGATTATGCACAGGACTTCGTTGAGTTCCTGCGTCCTCAGACCATTATCGGCCGCTTCGGTCAGGGTAATATCCCGTCTCTGCGTCAGGTGCCGTTCAATGTTCGCATTCCGGCGCAGACCTCCGGTGGTTCTGCTAACTGGGTTGGTCAGGGTAAAGCCAAGCCTCTGACCAAGTTTGACTTTGCTACCATCACCTTCGGTTTTTCCAAAGTGGCGTCTATTGCAGTTCTGACCGAAGAACTGATCCGTTTCTCAAATCCATCAGCTGATGCTCTGGTGCGTAACGCCCTGGCTGAAGCGGTGATCGCGCGACTGGATACCGACTTCATCGACCCGGCAAAAGCGGCAGTGGCTGATGTTTCCCCTGCATCCATTACCAATGGGATCTCTGCGATTCCATCTACGGGCGATCCGGATACCGATGCAGCAGCAGCATTTGGTCAATTTATTACCAACAACCTGCAGCCGAATGGCGCGGTATGGCTGATGTCCAGCACTACGGCTCTCACTCTGTCCATGCGTAAAAATGCATTGGGCCAGAAAGAGTACCCGGACATGACCATGCTGGGCGGTACATTCCAGGGACTGCCAGTAATTGTCTCCCAGTACGTTGGCAATCAGTTGGTGCTGGTTAATGCACCGGATGTATACCTGGCTGATGACGGCGGTGTGGCAGTTGATATGTCTCGCGAAGCTTCTCTGGAAATGCAGAGCGCTCCGACCCATGACAGCACCACCCCAACGCCAGTGGAACTGGTATCCATGTTCCAGACCAACAGCGTGGCCATCCGTGCAGAGCGCTGGATTAACTGGAAACGCCGTCGTGATGCTGCAGTAGCTGTTATCTCCGGCGTTGATTACAGCACTGGCGCTACCAGCTAAGCCAGCTAAGAAGGAGGGCGGGGGAAACCCCGCCATTTCATATGGCAAAGATCAGATACCTACAGCGTACACATGACTCATTGCCTGGTGATGAGAAAATTGTGAATGACCAGTGCGCAAAGGTACTGGTTCTGCTGCATAAAGCTGAATATGTGACTGGCAAAAAAGCTGGTGGACCGAAAAAGAAAAAAGTTAACGCGGAGAATGGCTGATGTGGAATCCTTTTAGACGGAAAGATAAAGCACTACAGCAACCATCATCTCGCGGCTGGACTCCGATATTTTCCTTTGTCAGAGAACCTTTCGCAGGTGCCTGGCAAAGAAACATGGAAATTAGGAATGAAACCGTACTTTCATATTATGCGGTGTTTTCCTGCATAACCCTGATTGCCAGTGACATTTCAAAGATGTCGCCAGCCATTCAGGCCAAAGATTCTGATGGCATCTGGAAAGAAGTTACTGATGCTAATTTCGACACACTAATCGGTAAGCCAAACCAGTTTCAAAACACAATTCAGTTTTTTGAAACATGGATGAATTCAAAACTTTCACGCGGTAACACCTACGTGATGAAGGTAAAAAACAATGCCGGTAAGATTACAGAACTTCGTATTCTTGATCCGGATAAAGTCACTCCACTTGTAGCTGATGATGGTTCTGTCTTTTATCAAATTAGTCCAGACCAGATTAGCGGGTTACCGACACAGGTAACCGTACCGGCTCGCGAAATCATCCACGACCGTTTTAACTGCCTGTTCCATCCACTGATTGGTATTTCGCCTATTTATGCCTGTGGCCTCGCGGCGATGCAGGGGAAACACATACAGGAAAGCTCTGCATTCTTCTTTAAGAACGGCGGGAAACCCAGTGGGGTCATTACTATTCCTGGTGCTGTAGATGCAGCCAAAGCCAAAGAAATAAAAGAAGCATGGGATGTGGGGTATACCGGAGAGAATGCAGGGAAAACTGGCCTCTTATCCGGTGGTGCAGAATACAAAGCGATCACCATGTCAGCAGTCGATGCACAGACTGTTGAGCAGCAGAAACTCTCTGCTGAAATGGTTTGCTCCGCTTTCCACGTTCCGGCATATAAGGCTGGCGTAGGAGAAATACCCAGCTCTGACAACGTTGAGGCACTTGAGCAGCAATATTACTCACAGTGCTTGCAGGTGCTGATTGAATCTATCGAGTCACTCCTGAAAGAAGCGTTCGATCTTGGTGTAAACAAGCGGGTTGAACTTGATATCGGCGCACTATTACGCATGGACAGCGAACGCAGAATGAAAGCGTTGGGTGATGGCGTCAAAAACACCATTCTTACTCCAAACGAAGCCCGTAAAAGCGAAAACCTTCCTCCTGTTGAAGGCGGTGATTCTCTGTTCCTGCAGCAGCAAAACTACAGCTTGGCAGCACTGGCCAAACGCGATGCATCAGAAGACCCGTTCGGGAAAGGGCAGCAACAGATGCAGCCATCGCCAGAGCCAGTAGACGAAAGTGGAAAGGCGTTAAGCGAAACAGAACTTTTCGCGGCGAAATCAATGCTCAGAGGATTATTAACAAAATGAATGAACGTGAATTATCCCTGATTAAAGCGCTTGGCGAAGAGTTTGGATTAGCCATTCAAAAAATGGCAGATGACTTTCAGCAAGCGCTGGAGAAAACAGCCGGTAATCTGGAGAAGCAACTGGAAGAGGTTCGCCAGTCAATTCCAGAATTCCAACCAGTAGAAATACCTAATGTATCAAAAATGGTTGCAGATGCTGTAAGTGAAATAGAATTACCGAAGGCACCAGAACTACCAGACTTTAACCAGATTATCGCCGATGCTGCCGAAAGCGCAGTGAAGCAGGCTTTTGAATCAATTCCAGTACCCAAGGATGGTAAAAGCGTCACGATTGATGATCTACGTCCCCTTGTTGAAGAGGTAGTTAATTCGTTAATTCCTGAGCCGATAGACGTTGAAAAGCTTGCTCAGGATTTGGTGTCAAAGATTCCTGATCCTGAACCTGGTTCCGATGGTCGTGACGCTCTTGCAATAGAGCTTGAACCATTCATTGACGAGAAAAAAAGCTATCCACGCGGTACCTATGCGACTCATAAAGGCGGCGTTTGGCGCTCCCATGAAAAGACGCACGGCATGCGGGGCTGGGAATGTATCGTTGACGGTGTATCTGGCGTTGATGTCAAGCAAGATAACCAGCGTACTTTCTCAATTTCTCTCGAAAGAGCAAGCGGTGCGGTTGAAGTTAAGTCTTTTGACATCCCGGTAACTATCTATCGTGATGTATTCAAATCTGGTACCGAATATCAGCCTGGCGATACAGTCACCTGGGGTGGTTCCATGTGGCATTGCAACGAAACTACAACTGATAAGCCTGGTGAGCCAGGTTCTAAGGGATGGACGCTTGCTGTTAAGAAGGGGCGTGACCTGAGGGATAAGCAATGATTGAACTGGTGACGCTCGAAGAGGCTAAGTTGCATCTCCATATTGACGACGATTACGGAGATTCAGACCTTACCTTAAAAATTCAGGGCGGCAGCGCAGCAATACTTTCCTACATTCAGGGAAGTCGCGCGTTAGTCGTTGATCAATCAGGAAAGCTTATTGATGGTGAACCGCTTACTCGAGTTCAGACGGCCCTGCTGGTTCTTCTCGGCTATCTTGACCGTAACCGCGGCGGCGAAGAAGAAGAAAAGTTGAAACAGGGGGAACTTCCTTTTTCTGTATCAATGCTGATTTACGACCTCCGTAAGCCGACAATTATTTAAGGGGCAGGTATGGCATGCGCAGGATGCGCCAGACGGCGCGAGTGGATTAAAAAGTGGACGAGGATTGCCTATGAACGAGCAGCAGGTAAACGAACTAACGGCGGCACTGAAAGCGCTGGCAACGTCTCAACTGAAACAGGCAGAAGCGATAAACCGTCTGGCTCAGGCTGATGAAACACTGATATCTCTGATTGCAAAAACGCTCGTTGATGAAATTGACGATGAGTTGCCACCGCAAACGTATCTTGATGGCAAGCCGAGGTAATTGTGGAATTTGCAAAACTGCGCCACCGCGTTACCATTCAGCGGAGAACCGCTATCCAGTCACCTACTACTGGTGCAATGGAATACACCTGGAATGACCTTGCAGAGGTGTGTGGTAGCGTGGTTTCCTCTTCGGTCAGGGATTTCATTACAGCCCAGGCATCAAACGTAAAAGTAACGGCCAGAATCACTATCCGATACCGGGAAGATATCCAGGAGAAAGACCGTATTCTTTTCCGTGGCAAAATCTACAGCATTGAGGGGATTCTTCCTGATCCTGATAGTGGACTTGAATATCTCACGCTTCCATGCTCAGAGGGGGTAAAGGATGGCTGACAGCATTGAGTTTAAGCTTGAAGGTGTAGATTCACTGCTTGGTAAGTTAGAAGCCATTACCACGGAAACTAAGCGCAAAACAGGGCGCTCCGCACTGAGGAAGGCGGGAAACGTTATCGTAACTCAGATAAAGAGAAATGCAGAGCAGCTCGACGATCCTCACACAGCACGTAGCATCGCTGATAACGCCGCACTGCGCTGGAATGGTCGTATGTTTAAACAAACCGGTGATCTTGCCTTCAGGATAGGAATTCTTCAGGGAGCCGTATTAAAAAAACATCCAAGCACTGCAAAAGATGCACCCACTCCTCACTGGCGTCTTCTTGAGTTTGGCACTGAAAAGATGGCAGCAAAACCGCTCGTTCGTGCTGCTGCAAATTCCAGGCTGATAGAGGTTTTCAACACCTTCTCTGTTAACTACGAAGCGGGGATTGACCGAGCTATCAAACGAGCACAGAAGAAAGGAGAGACGGCATGATTGCTCCTATTTTTCCTGTTTGCGCGTCGAGTCCTGAAGTCACTGCTTTACTCGGAAGCAATCCGGTAAGAATTTACCCTTTCGGCATTCAGGACGATAACGTTGTTTATCCATACGCCGTCTGGCAGAACATCAGCGGCTCTCCTGAAAATTTCCTCAACCAACGACCAGATGCGGACATGTATTCGCTTCAGGTTGATATCTATGCCGATACCCCTGATGAGACCATTGCTGTAGCTAAAGCCATGCGCAACGCTATTGAGGTAAAAGCCAATATAGTCAGGTGGGGAAACCAGACGCGAGACCCTGAGACGCTCAGGTATCGCTATTCCTTCGATGTTGACTGGATAGTCAGCAGATAACAAACCTACCACAACCGGCCTTGAGCCGGTTTTTTTATACCCGGAGATAATTATGTCAGTAGTGACTCAAGGCACTCAGATGTACGTTCTGAATAACGGCGTGGTCAGTGAAGTTGAATGTATTACTTCATTCTCACCAGGTAGTAGCCCGGCAGATCAAATTGAAGATACCTGTCTGAGCGAAACCAATACTCGTTCTTATAAAAAAGGTCTGCGCACCCCGGGTCAGGCAACCGTTGCTCTTAACGCCGACCCGGCAAACGCCAGTCACGTAATGCTGAGCAACCTGGCTGAATCAAGCGACCAGACCAACCTGACCTTCGCTATAGGCTGGGCCGATGGTACTGCAGATCCTACTGCTGCAACAGTCGGTGACCCTGATGCAGTTGATGGTCTGTATCTTCCAGATACCCGTACCTGGTATGTATTCCAGGGTTATGTATCAGATTTCCCGTTTGATTTTCAGGCCAATACGGTAGTTCAGACTTCCGCGACTATTCAGCGTTCCGGCCAGGGCGTCTGGGTTCCTAAAGCACAACCAACCAGCTAAACGTAATAATCTGCCAACTAGCGGGGGCAACCCCGCAATAAGAGAGTAATAAATGAAACTGACTCTGGATTCATTAAAACAGGCTGGTGCATTCACTGGGAGACCTGTTGAGAAGGAGATTACCTGGAAGCAGGGTGATAAGGTAATTACCGCTACCGTTTATATCCGACCTATGGGTTATCACGACGCAGTATCTACTGTTCTGTCAGCCGCTGGAAAGATTGATGGTGTTGCCGGACGTATCGCATCATCCATTTGTGATGAGAACGGGAATCCTGTTTTTACTGTTGCTGACATTACTGGTGAAGCAGACCCTGAGCGCGGCGCGCTCGACGGAAACCTTACCGTCGCTCTACTTGTCGCTATTCAGCAGGTTAACGACCTGGGAAAGACGAACTCAGCGCAGAAGACGAATTCTGGTGTGAATTAGTTCTCAACGGGATCGGCGGTCGCACCATTGCTGAAGCAAAAGAACGCGTTAGCGTTACAGAGTATCGCGACTGGGTTCTTTACCGTCAAAAGTACGGTAGCCTTAACGGAATGATGCGTACTGAGTGGGCCGCAGGCCTTATTTCTTCTGTGCTTGCTAACGTCAACCGTGGAAAAGATTCCCCCTCCTTCAAAGTAACAGACTTCACACCACATATTAACGAGCCTTCCATTACACTGGAGCAGGCTATGCAGGAGTGGACATAGCATGGCTGGTAAATCCCTAGGAACGCTGACCATTGACCTGATAGCTAAGGTTGGTGGATTTGTATCTGGTCTAAGCCAGGCTGAACGGGCATCTCAAAAATGGAGAAAACAGGTTCAGGCCGATGCAAAAGCGGCTGCGGTAGCATTTACTGGTTTTGCAACCGCGGCAAGTGCGGCAGCTATCGGTGTCGGTGTCGCCGGTTATAACCTGCTAAAAACAACGTCAAAGCAGATTACCGAAACAGACCGTTGGGCTAAATCGCTCAATATGTCTACGCAGTCTTTGCTTGCCTGGCAGTATGCGGCTGAAAAAGCTGGCGTGTCTGGCGACCAGATGGCCGATATCTTCAAGGATATTGGCGATAAAATTGGCGATGCTGTACTGAATAAATCTGGTGAAGCGGTAGATGCTCTGAATGCACTCGGATTATCGGCTAAGAAATTAGCCAGTGAATCACCAGATAAGCAGTTGCTGGCTATCAGCAATGCGCTCGGAAAGATTAAAACAAACGCTGAAAAGACCACAATCCTTGAAAGTCTTGGTAACGACCTTTCCAAGCTTCTCCCATTGCTTGATCAGGGAGGAGAAAAACTTCGTCAGTACATGGATGCGGCAAAACAGTTTGGCGTTGCCCCTGACGATGCTGATATCGAAAAGCTGGTAAAAGTAAACTCCCTGTTTGAGGACATGGAGACGCAGGTAAACGGTGTAAAAATTGAGATTGCAACCGGCCTGGCCAATGTTGACCTGTCAGGGTTACAGAACGCGATTACTGACATGGGGGATGTATTCAAAGATCCTCAGGTTATTCAGGGTTTGACAGACCTGGTTGGTGGTGTTGTTGAACTCGCGACCTGGCTTGTTAAAGTTGGTGCTGAAGCAGGGAAGCTAATTGACCTGTACAAAGGCGGTAAGGCTGTAGGTGACAACGCATCTGTAACGGATATAGAGCGCCGCCTCAACAATCTTAAAGCTGATGTAGAAGATCAGGGGTTCCTTGCCAGCTTTAACCGAATTGGTATGGACGTTGACGGGAAAAAAGCTGAAATAGCTCAATTAGAACGCCGACTGTCCATCATGAAAGCCGGTAATAATCTTCCTCTCAGTCAGGCCACTGTAGGTGCGCCTTCTTCTTCCAGCAAAAATTATTCCTTAGGCTCAGGAGAAACTAACGGGAAAGCATCTCCAGATGCCGGGGCCAGAAAACTGGAGTCAGCTTTTAAGTCTCTGGAAATGAGTTATCAGCGTCAGATAGCTCTGATTGACACAACTGGCAAAAAGAATCAGCAGGTAACCGAGATTGAGAAGCTGCGTTTTGATTTTACATCTGGGAAATTAACAGGAATTAATGCAGCTCAGAAAGAGCGACTTGAGCAACTTGCTACTGAGATAGATCTCCTCAACTCACTCAAAAAAGCTAACGAAGAAAATCTGAAACTTGTCGAATTTACCGCTAATTTACGTAAGCAAAATCAGAATGACCAGGCAGCTAATGATTCTGATTTTATCGGCGCAGGTATGGGAGACAAGACTCGCCAGCGCATGAAGGAATTGCTGGATATCCAGCGTAGTTTTCTCGACAGGCAGCAAGATCTACAGAAACAGTACCAAAGTGGTGATATAAGCAAATCGCTTTATGACCAGGAAACGGCAGCGTTACAGCAGGCGCTTGATGACCGTCTTGATATTCAGGAGGACTACTACAAAAAGTCTGATGCTCAGATGGGCGACTGGCAAAGCGGGATAATGGACGCGTTGAATGATTATGCTGATAAATCAGCTGATTATTACCAGACCGCTGCAGATGCGATGACTTCTATTCTTGGTGGAGCAACCTCGGTTATTTCTGACAACCTTAATGACCTTGTGCACGGTGCAGAAGATTTAGGTGATTTCTTCAGTAATATTTTCTCTGGTCTTGGTGAAACAATCATTAAAACCCTTTCTGATATGGCGGCACAATGGCTGGTATATCAGGCAGTGCAATTGCTGGTAGGTAAATCCACTCAGGCAAGCGCAGCGGCATCAATGCTGGCAAACGCACAGGCATCATCTTTGCAGGCTCAAATCGCAGCATACGCATCGACAGCGGCAATTCCTATCGTTGGTCCCGCGCTTGCACCTGCAGCGATGGCAACAGCTGCGGCAGTAACTGCACCACTTGTTGCAGCAGTTGGTACTTCTGCACTGGCAGGTATGGCGCACGATGGTATTGATAGCGTCCCGGAAACAGGAACATGGTTGCTCCAGAAAGGTGAGCGAGTTGTGACCTCTCAGACGTCAGCAAAGCTTGATGAAACACTGGACAGGGTAAATCAACAATCAACCAGCGGAGCAAGATTCTCTCCCGTTATTAACATGAATGTTAACGGTGATCCGTCTGATACTCAGATCTCCATGATGAAGCAAGCCACGGCTGAGGGGGCAAAACTTGGATATCAACAGGCAGCCAGAGACCTTGCCAGTGGGAAAGGTGACATTTCGAAAGCAATGATGCGCTGGAACACTAACAGGAGAACTGGTTAATGGCTAAAACGACCAGCATTAACTATCCGAATGATTACCTTCCTGTTCCATTGCAGGAAGGGTTCGGGTTAAAGCCAGTTAGCCCATTACTGAGAACCGAACTCACATCCGGCAGGGCGAGGCAGAGGCGATTATATACTTCAACGCCAACTCAGGCCTCGGTTGCATGGCTGCTTACGGAGCCGGAAGCTCAACTATTTGAGGTATGGTTCAGGGACACTATTAAGGATGGCGCTGACTGGTTTAACATGCCTCTTCGATCTCCGTTAGGCGTTGTCGATGTTTATGTCTGTCGTTTCGTGGATATCTATGAGGGGCCGACAATTGAAGGCGGCAACTACTGGCGCTACACGGCTACGTTGGAATTGTGGGAAAGGCCTGTTCTGGCTCCTGGCTGGGCTGATTTTCCTGATTACATTATCAACAGCAGCATCATTGATATTGCGCTTAACAGGGAGTGGCCTGATCCATGACGATTCTAAATAGGCTGTATGCCTCATCCGGGGAAGAGGTGATCATCGAAACCCTGCAAATAAACATCGGTACTGGTGTTTATTATCTTTGTAAAGGCTTCGATGACATCACCGCAACAACCGAAAGTGGCGAGGTGGTAACCTTTCAGGCTGCGGCTATTGATATTGCCCTTCCAGCAAGAAACAGCGATGGTACACAAGATTTGCAGTTTGCCATTGATAATATAGACGGCATTACTTCCACCGCCATACGCAATGCTCTGGATAACCTTTCAGAGGCATCTCTGACATATCGTAACTATGTCTCCACGGACCTCAGTGCTCCGGCAGCTGTACCGTACACGCTGGCGATTAAAAGCGGGTCATGGACATCCACGCAGGCGCAGATTACTGCCGGATATATGAATGTTCTTGATACCGCATGGCCGCGCCACCGATACACCCTCCCGTATTACCCCGGCCTTCGTTACATGAGTTAAGGAGCAACAATGTTCAATCCTGATAAATACCTTTCTGTCATATGGCAGAAGGGCGGTCGCACTTATCCTGAACTCGACTGCTTCGGCATAGTGAACGAGGTACGAAAAGACCTGGGGCTACCACTGTGGCCAGATTTTGCAGGTATAACAAAAGACGACGGAGGTTTAAACCGAGAGGCCAGAAAGCTCATGCTTTCTCTGGAAAAATGCGCGCCGTGTATTGGTGCCGGTGCCGCCTGTTATTCCGGGTCAACCGTTACTCATGTTGGTGTAGTTGTTGACATTAACGGCCAGCTGCATGTCGCAGAGTGCAACCCAGGAGTGAACGTTACCTTCCTTCCTGTCTCGCGTTTCAAACGTCGTTTTGTCAAAGTGGAGTTCTGGAAGTGACTATCAGAATTTATCCTTCACGGCTGCCTGGCGAACCACTCGAAACTCATGAACATGGCGCAGTAACTATCCATCAGTGGCTTGCGAAGAACGTTCAGGGCTATAAGCCTGATATGAAGCACCCGATCACCGTTGATGTTGATGGAGAGAACATACCGCCTCAGGCATGGTTTGAATTTGCTATCAAATCAGACAGTGATGTCAGAATTTACCCTGTCCCTTATGGCGCTGTAGCTCTTGCCTGGATTGCCGTTGCTGTATCAGTTGCATCAGTTGCGTATGCTCTTTTCTTTGCTCCTGGTGTTGGTGACCTTGGCGGTTATTCATCAGGAACGGGAAACCCTCTTGATGTAAATCCTGCTAAAGCGAATAACGCAAAATTGGGCGACCCGATACGTGAGTTATTTGGACGAAGCCGTATTTATCCTGACTATGCAGTGCAGCCTGTAACAAGATTCTCAGTTGATGACCCAACGGTAATGACAGTTGAAATGTTCGTTGTTATGGGGAGAGGGCGTTTTTCATTTGGGGATGGCGATATTCGTGTAGGGTCAACCCCAATTGCCTCTCTTGGCGATGGGTTTAACTACACAGTGTATCAACCCGGGCAAAACGTTAGTGGAGATCAACGATCAGAAAACTGGTTCAATTCCACAGAGGTTGGGGGAACCGCATCTGGTTCTGGTCTTGATATGGCGCAAACCGCGCCGGACACGGAAGATGTTGTTGCTAATTCGCTAACCGTTTCCGGACCGACAATAACATTTAATGGGCTGAGCACGGATGATGGAGATGAAACAACAAATGACCTTCCAGATACATGGACTGTTGGTGCAATTGTTGAGTTAATTGTTCCTGATTCCTATGTGGTAACTAATGATGGTGCTTACAGCAGAATTACCAGTGACACGATTGAGGAAATAGTCCCTTATGTCGGGATGTCTGTAACTCTCTGGTACAACAGCATTGATTACCAACTATTCATTGCTGATTTTATACCTCACTCTGAGCCAGTCGGCGAAGATGTGATTACCGCATCAATAACCCTCGCTTACGATAGCGCTACCGGGACTCCGTTCACCGGGATTCCTGAGGGTTATGTCAGGCTATCTGTTTCCCATTCCGGAAGCGAATATAAGATTCTTGATATAGATGGTAGCTCTGTAACTCTGGAGCGAGTTATTGATGGCAGCGTTGATCCGTCATGGCCTGGATTTTCACCGCGCACAGTTCTTGATTTTGAAGCCAACGGTTTAAATGAGAACGATAGTTGGATGGGGCCTTTTCTGGCGTGCCCAGAAAATGAAGTTGTTAATATGTTCGAAGTAAACTTCTTCTTCCCAAACGGAATTTGTGGGTATAACAAAAAAGGGAACAAACAATACCGCGAGGTGAAGTGGGAGATTCAGTACCGGCCATATGGTTCAGGCGTCGGGTGGATAAGTAAAACCGGATCGTACTACCTCCAGAATATCAATGGACTGGGATTCACCGAACGAGTCACGCTGGATACGCCAGCGCTGGTAGAGGTCAGAGCTCGCCGTACAAACGAGCAGGGGCAGGATAACAGTCGTGATAATATGTACTGGCAGTCATTACGAGGACGTTTGTTGTCTCGGCCGGCATCTTATTCTGGCGTCACTACAATGGCGGTTACGGTGGAAACTGGCGGTAAACTTGCAGCGCAGTCAGATCGCCGCGTAAATATTGTGGCCACACGAATTTATGATTCTGGTGTGTCAAGGAGCATTTCTGGGGCTCTGTATCATATAGGTAATGAGTTAGGGCTTGCGATGGACCATGAAGCTATTGACTCACTAGAAACTTCTTACTGGACCCCTAGCAGCGAATTCTGTAGTGGTTTACTGAATTTGGCCACCTGAACAGAGGTGATATGCTCACCTCAGA